ACTGTCCTTTGCCCTTGTCAGTTGTTGTCAATGCAAATCCGCCTGTATTCAATGCGTTGAACATATGGATTGCCACATATCCGGCATTGGCACCATTGTTGTTGTCTGAATAATCTCCAACCCACCAAATATCTTCAAAATCTTCATCTTCAAGGTCTCTTCTAGGAACGATTTTGGTGTCATCATCTGGATCAATGTCTGCAGGACCAACCAGGGTTTTTCCTGTGTCAACATTAACTGTGACGAATGTTCCTTCCAATTTCACTTCAACATCATCCTGTTTCTTTAATTCTTTGGTGTTCTTGGGTGCATTGTCAATATCATCGCCCCAATCGGAATAAGATGGGCTCGTTGTGAACGATAATCCACCTGTCGTTGCTCCCATCATTCCCGAAATTTCTCCTGTTGCTGGGACGAAATTTCTGACCAATATTCCTGCATTTAACTGAATATTTTTGAACGTATCTTCAGGAATTCGCGTATATTTCATGGTCTTTCCTCCTATTCTAAAAATTCGACTTGTACATTTAATACAAGCCGTCTAATCATGTCACTTGATTCATCGGCCATTCTTTGACACCATGGATTTGCCTTTGCAATCCAAAATGATGCTCCATCGTATGGCACTTGAACTCCACCTCTTGATATTACTGATTCAATTTCATCTTTTTTGGCGGTTATCTCTTTCCAAGATGTCGAACGATACCAAATAGATGTTGTCAATCCGAGTGTGTGCCCAAGGTCATCTGTTGCAGATTCATATGTGATATATGGCAATTCTGCATCATCTGGAACGCTTGTTTCATCATATGCTGGAATTCCAAAACTTTCCCAAAATGATTGATATGCTTGTTCTTTGTTCATGTCAATCCCCCTTTGGTATTGTGAATTCTTCAACATCATATTGTCGCATGTTTAATCCAGCCGATTTCGGTGTCTTATTGTCATCGGAATTTGATGTGATTCTGAATATCTTCCCATCAGATTCTCTTCTAAACACTTCATGAAAATCCAAATCAATGTCTTTTTTGACGGTCAAAGTATATGATGCCATACTTCCAAGAGATTGTGCGATTTTGGCAAGATTTGAATTGTTAAACACCAATGCGCCATTTATTGTGGCACCATCATCCCAAACTGTCTCTGTTCCACCATATCCATCACTAACAGTTAATCTGTTGATTATTGTCAATGGTTCATATGCTTGTTCCAAAAGGCTCAACGCTTGCCACCTTCTTCCATCTGCTCAATTTTCCCTTAAATGCATCAAATACTGAATTCGAATATACTGAACCCGTTCCTTTGGTGTATGAATAACCCCCAAATGATTCTGATTGATAAGGACCCATGGCAGGACTGTCAATTCCATTCTTGTCCTGCCAATCTTTCATGTCCTTTGCAATGTTAATAAGATCTAGGGGAATATTTAACAACCAAATAGCTCCATCAAATTCTTCATCGTGCAAATCGGTCGTAGGGTATTGATAAACTCCATCATTAAACACCGAACCCCGGATTGCAAAATATCTTCCTTCTGCAATGGTGTCTGTGTCAATAATTCCATTTTCGATTTTGAACTTGCCAAAAACCTTTTGGCCTATAAAATAATTGTTCAAATAATCCAAAATTTCGCCTATCATATATCCAAACCTCATTTCTCTTCGATGAATGCATATCCCATAGGATTGGCACTTGTTGACAACTGCTCAATCCTTTTCTTTGTTGGTCTCAAACCTCTTCTGGGATATTTGTCTCCGACTTTGTACAATCTATCATTGTCTTTGCCATCCTTAAATGGCTTTATAACGATATACATAAACTCGCTCCTTAAATTGTTGGCGCATTAGTGGTATCTGTTGTTGCATCAGGGTTATCTGCTGCCGTAACAGTAACTGCACATGTGTCTGTATAATCAACTTCATCAACTGTGATTGATGCCGTGATTGTGGCACTTCCTGCAGCAACTCCTGTGACAGTTCCATTTGATACTGTGGCAACTGTGGCATCACTTGATGTCCATGTGACTTCTGCGTCTGCTGGAATTGTTGTTGCTGTCAATGCTAATGTTCCGCCAACTGCAATTGATCCCTCAGACTTGCTAAGGGTCACATCAGGGTGTAGGACCTTCTGCGCCGATTTCTCCATTTACGATACCGGCTGCCATCTCTGGGAAAATATAAACGCCTTCGATTGCAACTGTCTCGGACTGAAGTCTTGTGTAGTTTGATTCCTCGTGGATTCCAACAAATCCTGTCTCTGAATCAACTGAGAAATCGAATGCATCTCCAAGACCATTGCTCTCTCTTGCATCGATATAATAATCAACAAGATTGTTCTTGGCTGTTCCATACACCTTGCCCTTTGTGATGAGTGGACTCACAATCACAGTTCCAAGTCCAAGGAAATCTTCCACATAATTGAATCCAAATGTGGTCTGTGTTGTGATTGGTGCAGTTCCAAGATAATCTGCAATATCCATTGGATTTACAAAGTAAACTGGCTCAACGGCATCATCTTCAAAAAGTGTCTGCAACTGTCCCCAGATGTGTGCCAACAAATCCTGCAATGTCTGTCCATATGCTGTTGTAGCATTCTGATTGTCAAGTGCTCCAACAAGTCTTGTTCTTACCGTCTTCTGAATATCAAGAATCATCTTCTTGTCTGTCTCATTGACTGCCTGGTCAAATCCACCTTTGAGAATCGCTTCGGCTGTTGTAGCCTTACGATACTTGTTGAGAATTACTTCTCCAATAGGATTCCATGTTGTCTCGTATTGTGACAATGGAATGATATCTCCTTCATCAACCTGAGTTGTATTAAGTGTTCCTGTTACTTTTAACTGCTTGAGAACTGTTCCTGCTGTGACCGAAATTCTTCTTGTTACACCAAGAATCTCAAGGAACTTTCCAAGTCCTTCGCCAAATGATGCTGCATAGTCAATCTCTCTGACCTTTCTAATCTCATCGGTCGTGATTACATTTGTTTCTGCTGCCATCGCTAAACCTCCTATTTACGAATCCCAAATAGATCGGCATTCTCCAACATGGCTTTCTGCCTATCAATTGGATTCTGTATCTTTCTAATTTCTTCACGTGTCATTGTAGACTTTCCACCTGCATTTGTTGGTGGTGTCTTTGTGTCGGCACCTTGCTCTTTGACTTTGCCAATGACATCTGACCATTCACTCTTGATTGTTTCAATGTGTTTGTCAGAATCTTTCAAATTGCCGTCTTTGTCAAGTTTTAAATCGTTTAGGTCAATGCTCTTCTTTGCACGTTCCATCCACGATTCTGGAATCCCAGCATCTTTCAGAATCTTATTCCTTGCCTCTTCCTTTGCCGACTTTGTTTGGCTCTCTTGAATCTGCTTTTTGTAGTCATCATATTCTGACTTCAACTTGTCATATTCTTCTTGCAGATTGTTATCTTCAAGTTTTTTGTTCGCATCATCAAGTGCCTTCTTTGTTTCCGAGTATTTCTCCGCATCTTCTTTGTATTTGTCCCTTTCTTCTTTAAGGGCACCAACAACTGAAGAATGCTCTTCAATAATTGAATCAACCTGTTCTTCGGTCAAATTCATGCCTTTCAGCATTTTCCTTGTCAAACTCATATCAAATCTCCTTTTCTTCGGTGGAATTTCTTTTCCATTTGATTTCAACTTAAGTATATCACGAGAATGCCTTTTTTGCAATATCTTTGTATTGCTCACTATATCCTGTTGCTGCATTCTTTAAAAAGTGGGCATTTCCCACTTTGTGATTCATATCTGTGAACTCTACTTTGGGTGCATATTCGACATTGGTGCCGATATAAACAGAATCCCCTTCTATGTCATAAGATATGCTATTTCTTAATCGTCCTGTGTCAACCGGACATTGGTTCTTTGCATTCTCTTCTGCCTTTTCTCCGATTGCTGCCAATGCAAGGAACTTGTCTGTTTGCATCTCTTTCAGCACTTCATTTGCACGATTTATAAACTCAACATCAAACATATATAATCCTGTCTCCTTTCCTGAATCCTATTATTTTTGAATTCATAGAACATCGACAATTCCAAACTGTTTCTGGCTCTGCGTTTGGATCTCCCGGGCAACTTAATTCATTCCCTAGTCCATCAACAAACATGTCATGAATTCCAACTTCTTGCCCATCCATTGACAGATGCCATTCTCTCACTCGTTCATCCGGTGTCGCAATCCACACCTTGTTCAGAATCAAACCTTTGCTTTCCAAATCTCCATATCTGTCCAATCGCCCTTGATTCTCTGCTCCTGTGACCATTGTCCTGGCATTCCTAATGGATGATGCTTGATTTCTGTTTGTTATTGGCAGAATCCTTCTTGCAATCTTGTCCATTGATTCTCCAGACAATAATCCTTGCAATACAGAACTGTTCAATTGTTTAGTATTCCATCTCATATCCTTTGGAATGCTAATCTTTTTCTTGGGCAGTTGGATGTCTCCATCAACAATTCGCCTTTTGATTGTGCTTTCATCGACAATGTCAAATCTGAATCCACGTCCATCCGGTTTCTGATTATAATTGATTGTGTAGATGCTAGGAAGTTGATTGTTGATGTATGCCAATGAAATTTGATTTGTTTCTGCAAGTTGCCTTGTCAATCTCTCGACCATTTGATTGTATCTCGTGGCTTGCAATGTCAGTTCTTTCTTGCGCAAAAACAACAATTCTTTCTGCCTTGTCGCATCTTGCCCAATGGCTTCCATTGCATTGATGTTGGTTTCCAAATCTTTGATAATTCCACCAACATCTTTCAAATAATCATCAAATTGCTTGTAAAGGTCTTTACTCGCTTTCTTGTAGATTTTCTTGACCTTGGATTCCATCTGTTTCAACTTCTTGTCCGTCAGTTTCCTCGCCTTGTCCATCAAATCTCTCCATTTCTTCCTTTTCCATTCTTCCAAGGATGTCATCCACTTCACTTGCAGATATGAATGGCAATTTCTTCAATATTGTTTCATCGTCAAGATATTGCGCAGAACTCAACACCATTTGTGTGACTTCCAATTCGTTGATAATTCGTGACCTTGTGAATGTTGGTGTATCTTCAATCCCCAACAATTCCAAAATTCCATTGATTGTTTCTGTAACACAATCTTGAAATTCGTCTGCCTTGTCATCCTGTGGCTCATATGACGCAAGAATGGCTGTGGCCGTTGTATTTCCTGCAGATACTGCTTCCATATTGACAATCATTGCATCTCTGTATAAATCATTCTCAAGCCTTGTCAGATATGATTCTCTTGCATTATATGGAACTTCCAATGTGTGTGCTTCTGCCTTGACACCATCATCAAGATTTATTGAATGGACAGTCCTCAATCGTTCGATAAACCTTGCCAAATCTAGATCACCCATGCCACCCGCATTCTCAAGAATCCAATATATTTGACTTACATCGTCTAGATCGTTGGCGAATCCGCTACGAATTAGATCGAATGCGTCAATCTCTTCTTTTAATCCCATCAATTCAGACACATGATGTGGATTTGACCACATTGGAACAATTGGAAATGTGGGATAGTTTTTGCCATCAATGATTTCTGTTCCGTTGAAATCACTTATTCTGACAATCTGCACATATGATTTCTTTGGTGCGAATTCTCGCCCTTCTCCCTTGTCCCAAATATATTCTGTATAACCATCCTCTTCATAGTATGTGGCTCTTAATGGCTTTCTATCATCAATCTGCCAAAATTTGATTCCTGCTCTCAATGCACCTGTCTCTTCATCCCAAATTGGAACAAATTCCAATGAATTGAACACTTCGAGATGGTCACGATTCCAAAAACAATAAGACACAATTCCCCATAGTGATGCCTTGCCCGCTTTCTTAATCTTTCGGTCAAAGTCATCGCCACCAAGTTTGTCTTTTGTGTTTGAATCTTCAAAATTCACTCCATTTCTCAACAGATATTGATTCAATTGTGTACAGAATCTGTTGAAAAAGTTTGTTGCGCATTTATGATTAGCAGAATAATTATCTGGAACGGCTTTTCCGGTCATTGTGTAAAGCCATTTTCTATAGGTCATTATTGTTGTATTCTGTTGAGTGACATATGCATCTCCAGCACGTGCCCACGCATAGAATTCTGAACTCTTATAATCATTTATCGCATTTCTTACAAATTCAATTGGCTTTTGTCCAAGAGAATCTTGATATGTTTTCATAGCATACCTCCTACATTATGAATAATGGCTGGTAATCTTCGCTTTTATTGTACAATATTCTTATCAAACTTGCAAGACTGTCAGGACAATCATCATGTGGCGCGTTGTCGTTAAAATCACATATCATATCAATGTATTCCTCATCTGTTCCTTCAACAAACACCACATCATTCCAAACATTCTTCAAATATGTCACGATCTTAATATATTTGTTCATCGTTTCATTGTACGCGTTGATTGATAATCCATACTTTCTCAAATCTCTTGCGACAAGTCCTTTGTCTGCATTCTTTTCGATGTGCATCTTGCCACACATGAATCTGTTGTGCAAATCTGCAATCTCTGAATAGCATTCTTCCACGTGCTTTCTCCAACACTTGCCAAATACATAATATTTGCCACCTGCTTTCCTGCAGATTGTGAATGCCGTGTAATCTTCGCCATAGAATGCAGCATCTGTGTGTGAAATTCCTTGTTCCACTAGAGATGCATCTGCCCCGGTCTTTGGCTCTGTGAAAATTACATCTTCACTTGCAATGTGTTTCAACTCGTAGTTGGCGGCAAACAATGACGGCAACATGCTTTCTTTTAGTTTTGCAATTTCATCTTCACTTATTATTTCCTTGACTTGTGGATGTTCTATGCTGTACTTAATAGGCTCTGGCATAATCGAGAAACAATCATCCTTGTGCCATGGTGTGCCTGTATTGAATATCTTGCCATCACGATTCTTGATATTCTGCAATTCCTGGTATAGGATTTTTGTTCGGTCTCTCTCGGCCTTGCTCAATCTGTCCTTTATATTCACAATGTCATCTGTGAATATAAAATCAAAATGCTTACCGGTCAAAGATGAACCAAGTCCCATTCCAACAAGTTGCGATGTTCCTTTGATGTCAGATGTGAGATTCGTTGAAATCTCTGTTGCAGATTCTGTCATCAATTGAATTCGCTTTCCATGGATGATAGATGACAATGCATTGTATTGCTCCGTTTGCAGAATCTTTGATGTCTGTCTGATGACTTCTTTGACATCTGAATCTGTCTTTCTCATGAACAATGTTTTTTTCAACGGCAGCAGAACAATGATGTTTGCCAATGCCACAGAATCGCAAGTTGTCTTGTATGTTCCACGACTTCCTTGCAATGTCCTGTCTCCTCTTGATGACACCATCATTCTAATCCATTCGTTGTGTAGTTCTGTTAATTTAGTGAATCCAACTGCTCTTGCCACCTTATATGGCTTATCTCTCAACAGATGGATTGCTTGTTCCCTAGTCATCCAACACCATCTTTTCCAATTCTTCAAGTGCGAGTTGATCTATTTCTTCCACTTGTACCTTTTCAATCGGCTTTTGGCCTGCCGTATCTCTCACACATTCAAATGCTCTTGTATCGCCTTTCATCGCTTTTTCAAATTGCTTTAGGATTAATGCTTCAGCACCGGACTTTGTCAATCCTTTCTTGTCTGTGAAATTCTGCTCCAACAATGCCTGTGCAGCCAATCTCAAATCTCTTTTTCGTCTGCGTGCTTCTCCAGATGCGATTCCACCTTGCCTTGCAATTTCTCGTTGTTCTTCAGTTGTTCTCGTTTCGAATCCTTTTCCCCCTAAATTCTGTTCATTTGCCATTTCAATCACTC